CGACTGGTTATACAGGCCCAGCAGCCAATAATCTATACACTAATGGTGCATCAAACTATAGCACTGCACTTGGTGTTAATGCTGGTAACCAAGCAACTGGCCCGACAGGTTCAGCTAACGCAAACTTTAACACTGCTATAGGCGCTGACGCATTAGCTGCTGTTACCACTGGTGACCAAAATACAACAGTTGGTTTTGGTTCTGGACGATTAATCACAACTGGAAGTAATAATTTACTTTTTGGTACTGGCGCAGGAGGAAAAATTACTACTGGAAGTAGTAACTTAGCAATTGGTAACTCCGCATTATCTAATGTTGTAACAGCTAACTATAACACTGCTATTGGTGCACAAGCAATGCAAGATGCAACTGGTGGAGACAACAACGTAGCAATTGGTAACGCTGCATTGTTTAATAATACTACTGGTCAAGGTAACGTTGCAATTGGTTCTGGTGCTTTAAGTAACAATACTACTGGGGGTAGCAACTTTGCAATTGGCGCTGGCGCATTATCATCAAACACAACCGCTAATCAACAATTTGCTATTGGCGCTAATTCATTACAAAGTTCAACATTAGTTACAACTGGTCTTTTAGCTAACTTTGCAGTTGGTACTGGAGCATTAAAAGCTTTAACAACTGGCGAAAGAAACATGGCTGTTGGTTATTATGCAATGGCTTATTCAACAACTGCTGAAAGATGTATGGCAATTGGTCGCTATGCATTAGGTTTAAACAATGGAACTAGAAACTTAGCCATTGGTAGCGTTGCAGCGTATTGCAATACAAACGGTAATGAAAACGTAGCAGTTGGTGTATGGTCATATTATAACGGAACTACTGGTAACGGCAACACTGCAATTGGATTCGCCGCACTATCAAGATGGGAAGTAACCAATGCTTATTATTTTAATGGAAGTACTGGAAACTATAATACTGCAATAGGTGCTTACTCATCATGGGATAATCAAGCTGGTGCTGGAAACACATCACTTGGCTACAACGCTGGCTATAATATTTCTAGTGGAAATAATAACGTAGCAATTGGTTATAACTCTGGAAACAGCGGAACTAATAACTTAACAACTGGTTCTAATAATATTATACTTGGTTATAACGCAGCTGCAACATCTGCATCTGTATCTAATCAGATAACATTAGGTAACGCTTCAGTTACAAACTTTAGAGTTCCTGGTGTTGGATTTGATATCGATACAAGTCGCGCATCAATCACTGGTTATTCTAAAGTTTCTAAATACAATGCAACAACTGCACCAGTAGTAAAGACAGCAGACTTTACTTTAGCTGATACTGAAAACTGGATTGTTAACAACGCATCTGTTGATATTGTGGTAACATTGCCATCTGGCTCTGCACATATAGGGCGCGCAGTAACAATCATTAACTGGACTAATCATTCCGTTTCGTCAGCATCGTCAAATGTTTATCCTCATAATGATGGTACATTGGGAACAGTAATTAATGCTGGAAGCGATGGCAGATTCAGTACTATAGTGTATGATGGTACCAATTGGTATATAATGGCAACAAACGCATAAATAAACTACGAAGGAAAACAAATGAAGGAAATATTTTTTTTAGCTGGGCTTCAACGCTCAGGTGCAACGATATTAAGTTCAATCTTAAATCAGAATCCAGACTTGTGGGTTTCGCCGGCAAGTCCAATGTTACAAATGATGATTAATGCTACACAAACATTTGATTCATTTGAACATAAAGATTATGACAGAGGCAACGCAATATCTAATGCAATTGCCGCAATACCACAAAACTTTTATTATGATAAACAAGCTAACTATATCATTGACAAGAACCTTAATTGGACATCAGCCAATGGCGTAGAAGTAGCTTATCGTTATGTAAATTCAAATATTAAAATAATATGCCCAGTAAGAGATGTACTTGATATTTTAGTTTCATTTGACACAATTATTAATGCTCATCCTGAATCACAGCAGAATGCTTTAATGGATAAAGAAGTTTTATTAGAAACATTTCCAGATAAGCCAATGGCTGATAGAAGAGCAGATTGGTTAATGAAGTTTGGTAATGATATAATGGGATGTTTAAATAACATGAAGCATGCAATGAATCCAGAATATAGACACTTGTTTCATTTTGTTGAATATGATAATTTTATAAACAACCCAGAAAAAGAGATTAATAAAATATATGACTTCTTGGAAATTAAGAAATACAATCATGAATTTGAAAATATTGAAGACAGCTCAGGTATCTCTGAAAACAGTCTTACAGGCATTAAGAATCTACACAAAATAAGACCAAAATTAGAAAAGAAATCTCGTAGACCAGAAGACGTGTTCTTGCCAGAGACACTAAGACGTTATTCAGGATTGGAATTCTGGAGAAATATTTAATGGAATTAAATAGTTTACTTAACGAATGGAATTTCCGTAAGTGCCGTGGTCCAGAAAACGCAACACCAGCAGAACTAGCAGAAGCATTTGCTTTCTTCTGTGAAAACTATGCTTATATTAAACACCCTAACCAAGGACGTATTCCTTTTGTTTTGAGGGACGCGCAAAAAGAAACTGTTAAAGCATGGTTAAGTGACAGATATACAATAGTGTTAAAGGCACGTCAGATTGGATTCTCCACACTGGCTGCAGCTTATTCTTTCTGGATTACTTTCTTTTGGCCAGACAGATTCGTGGTCATGCTTTCAAAGACTGAACGTGAAGCTACAAAACTTTTACAAAAAGCAAAGTATATTTATAAATTTATACCTGACTGGATGAGACTATCTGGTCCAGAGATGCTACAAAACAACGTTCTTAAGATGTCGTTTAGTAATGATTCCGTGATTGAATCAATGCCATCAGCTAACGAGCCTGCTCGTGGTGAATCCGTATACTTGGCTATAATCGACGAGATGGCGTTCTTGCCTAACCCTGAAGAAGCCTGGGCATCTATTGAACCTATTGCTGACGTAGGTGGTCGAGTAATTTGTTTGTCTACTGCCAAGGGTGAAGGTAATATATTCTTTAATTTGTGGCATGGGTCACAGACTGGCACCAACCGTTTCCGTGGAATCTTCTTTCCATGGTCGGCATCAGGACGTGACCAAGCTTGGTATGACGCTCAAGCCGCAGAACTACCAATATGGCAATTACACCAAGAGTACCCATCAAATCCTGAAGAAGCCTTTATTCGTTCTGGCCGCCCAGTATTTGATATTGATGCTTTAATGAAATTTATAACTGAAACTCCTAAGAAAGGTTTTAATAAAAAACTCTCTGATGTTCGAAACTCTTTTATGTTTGAGTCCTCCGGTGGACCACTCTCTATATGGGCCTTACCACAAGCCGGAGCTAGATATGTTGTTGGAGCTGACGTTGCCGAAGGTTTAGCTAGAGGTGACTATTCTGCTGCTCATGTTATTGATGCCAAGTCTGGTCTTGTAGTAGCCCATTGGCATGGACACGTAGACCCAGACAAATTTGGTGAAGAAGTTCTTTACTCATTAGGCTTCTTTTATAATGAAGCTTTAATAGGAGTTGAATCTAATAACCACGGTTTAACAACTTTAACATCTTTAAATAAAGCTAATTATATTAATATTTATAGACAGCGTCAATTGAATACACGCCATGCAGAAGCGGGAGAGAAGCTGGGTTGGCGCACAACAACCTTATCAAAGCCTTTAGCTATAGATGAACTTAATGCTAATCTAAGAGATGGTGCTTTAGACCTTAAGTGCGAATACACCATTGCTGAACTTAAAACCTTTGTTCGAGACGACAATGGCTCAACTCACGGTTCCCCGCACGACGACCGTGTAATGTCTTTGGCCATTGCTAACCAGATGCTTAAGTATGTTTGGCTACCAGAATATAGCCCTAAGACAGATGCCCCATGGGGAACATTGGACTATTTTGCTAGCAAAGTTCCTAAACCACAAAAGACTCGTGAGCGTTATTGGATTGGCGAATTTAATAATTATTAGACATGTAAAGAAAAATACAGTATAATAGGAGATTGTATGAAATGTTCAACTTGCGAAAGACCAATTAACTCAGAAAATGACCTGAAGAGGCAGCTTTGCTTCAAGTGTCATGTTAAGGGTGTGCGATTAGGCTTTACTCATGGGCAAGAAGCGTTTCATGGACCAACTGAAAGAGAACAGCAAAGAGCCATGGAAGATTCACCAAGATTTAAAGCCGGCGAAATTGAAAAGATTCCCGCAAGAAAAGAACTAATCTAATGGAATGGCTAGTGCCGGTAGTGGTTGCTGTTATTGGTGGACCACTAGTTGTTGTAGTCCAAAGTCTTAGAAAAGAAAATACTAGTCAACATGCTGAAGCTAGAGAACTATTAAAAATGGTTGCTAGTAAGGTAGATAAAGTAGATGACAAGTTAGATGGCCATATCTCATGGCATTTAAAAAAACCAACAAGAAAATCAAATAAGGAGCAATAATCATGGCCAGTTCAAAAGATAAAAAATACCCACCAGGGCAAAAACCAGCAGCAAAGCCAACAATGGCACAAGCATATAAGTCAGCAGAAAAATCAACAAAGCCAACACCGGGTTCCGCGGCTGCTAATCGTGCAGCAGTTGGTAATATTGGAAGTAGTATTGTTGGTTTTTTTGCTAAAGGTGGAATACCTGCTGTTGGTAAACCAGAAGGTTTCAATAAGCCATCTTCTTCTAAACCAGTCCCGCCAAAAGAAGCAGCAGATATAACTGCACAAGCAAAAGCAAAAGATAAAAAAGCTAATACTGCTCGTATGGTAACTGATGCAAAGTACGATAAAGTTGGTGCGCCAGCTGTTGTTGTAAAAGCTACAACCAAAGCTGCTAAACCATATGTAAAACTTAAGCAGCCAGCAAGAGAAGCAGCACGTCGTGCATATGTACAAAAGCAACTAGACAGACTTGGCATTAAGCCAACACCTGCAGGTAAGCCACGCAGTGCAAAAGAAAAAGCCGCAAGAGTAAAGGCACGTGCAACTTGGGACAAGAAGAATAAGTTCCAGAAGAAATCAGGTCCTCAATCAGGTGGTTCAGGTCCAATGGAAAATAGACCAGAATAATAATGAAAAAAACTAAAGCTCAAGCAAAAATTTCTAAGGTTATGAAAGAATACAAAGCTGGCACACTACATGCTGGTGTAGACCCTAAAGGACCAAAGAAAGCACGAATAGTTAAATCGCGCAAACAAGCTATTGCAATTGCACTTAGTGAAGCCGGCAAATCTAAAAAGAAAGCAAAAGGTAAATAATGTTAAAGCAATACGAATATACATATGATAGCACCGCCGCAACACCATCATCAGATTGGTTTCCAATGAATTGCGCTGGTTACGATACAGTAGCAATAAGTATTACTTCAGCTGCAGGTTGGGATGGAAGTATTTCATTCTGGGGTGGAGCAGGTCCAGACCAGCTTTCACCAGCATTGTGGTCATTAGTTAATGCTAGTGGAACTAATAATTACGACACAGTAACAAATATTGTTGGTGCAACTCCAACAGGATTTGCTAAAAATTATACAGGTCCTGTAGCTGGTTTAGCTGAATTTGGTGTGTATTTTGCCGACCCAACAACTTACATATCTGCACAAGGAATCATTACAATTCAAGTTGGCTTTTCCTCGAGCGCTAAATAATGCGTCAATTTGTTTTGTATACAGCTAATGGACCTTTGTATAGGTGCGTTGACTGTAGTGCATTTGTCTCTTCAAGAGAACATACATGTGAACAAAACAATTTTGTGTATACTGAAACAGAAGTTGATGAAATTAAACGAAGAGAACTAGAGGCATAATGGCAAAAGGTAATCCAGTAGCAATAGCTGTAATTAGAGCTACCAAGATGATTGATGCGCCAGATACTGGCGAAGGATACATTGATGGATGCCCAGCTGCAACACAAGATATAACTGTTAATCTTAAAAAAAGATATGAAGCAGTATTGGCAGCTAATTATGGACCTATGAATCCTGCATTACCTAATGACCAATTCTGGAAAGAAAAAGCAGCGCTGTTTAAAACAGATGTAAAGCAAGCTAAAACTGCAAGATGTTCTAACTGTGCTGCTTTTATACAAAGCGAAGATATGTTGGATTGTATTAAAAAAGGTTTAGATTCTGGACCTGAAGCAGATGCAGTAGTTGAAGCAGCTAACTTAGGTTTCTGTGAAATATTTGATTTTAAGTGTGCAGGTGACAGAACATGCGATGCATGGGTTGTGAATGGACCAATAACAGAAGTAAAAGAAGACGAAGGTGAAGTCGATGAATAAAAAACCAGTTTGGGAAACTCCTAATCCAAAAAAGAAATCAACTAAATTATCACCAGCTAAAAAAGCAGCAGCAAAAGCTTCTGCTAAAGCAGCAGGTAGACCTTACCCAAATCTTATTGATAATATGAAAGCTGCAAGGAAAAAGAAGTAATGGCAAAAACTGCTGCTTGGCAACGCAAAGAGGGTAAGAGTCCTACAGGTGGGCTTAATGCTAAAGGCCGCGCATCTGCAAAAGCCCAAGGCATGAATTTAAAACCACCAGTTACTGCTAAGCAGGCAGCTAAATCACCAAAATCTGCAGCAAGAAGAAAATCATTTTGTGCAAGGATGGAAGGAAATCCAGGACCAATGAAAGATTCTAAGGGAAGACCAACACGTAAAGCGTTGGCATTAAAGAAGTGGGATTGTTAATATGGCACGTCAAAGTAACTCAGATAAATTAAGTAACTATAGAGGTAAAATTAATCTTGCTCAAAAGAAATTACAACAAGAAAACTATGACCAATTATGGCAAAGATTAATTAACTTATATCGCGGTAGACATTATCGTGGTATGAGTGTTGGTGATAGACTACTTGTCAACGTTGCATTTTCAACTATTAATACTTTAGCTCCTGCTATTTCAATTGGTCGTCCAAAGATTAATGTTAATGCACGTAGACCAGAAGATGGCGACAAAGCTGTAGTAACTGAATCAATCATTAACTATTGGTGGCAGCATTATGGTTGCCAGCCAGAGTTTCAAAGAGCAGCAAAAGATTATTTGATTATTGGTCATGGTTGGGTTAAAACTGGTTATCGTTTTGTTGAAGAAGCAAAACTTGATAAGATTGAAGATACAGCAGATGAAGCAGCAGATGGTCCTGGCGTTACAGGAGAAGTAGAATCTACTTTTGTCATTAGAGAAGACCGTCCATTCTTAGAGCGCGTTGACCCATTTAACATGTATGTTGACCCGTATGCAACAGATATGAATGATTTACGTTGGATTGCGCAAAGAAGTCGTCGTACATTAAAAGATGTTAAGAATGATGACCGTTATGATTATGCCGCAAGAAAAGATGTAGGACCTGCACTCACAAAAGCTTATGGAGATTATGTATCAACTGGAAACTATGACACAACAGTTGATGCAGATGAAGCAATGTGTAATATATTTGAATATTATAATGTTGATACTGGTGAGATGTGCATATTCTCAGACACTGGTGACAAGTTTCTAGTCAAGCCAGTAAAAATGCCATATGTATTTGGCCATCCATTTATCATGTTACGCAACTATGAAATCCCTGGATTCTTTTATCCAATGGGTGAACTAGAAGCAATTGAACCATTGCAAATGGAATTAAACGAAACTCGTACACAGATGATGAATCATCGTAAGAGATTCTCACGCAAGTATCTATTTAGCGAATCAGCATTCGACGACGCTGGACGTCAAGCTTTAGCATCAGATGATGACAACGTATTGGTTCCAGTTAAGGGCAATGAGAACCTACAAAACGTAGTTGCTGCAATGCCAGCTTACATTAACCCACCTGAATTCTATAGAATGAGTGAGTCAATTGAAGCAGACATTGACCGTGTGTCAGGTGTCTCAGAGTATCAGCGTGGAATCATTCCAGAGACTACTCGTACCGCCCGCGAAGCATCAATCATTGCTGAGTCTGGTAATGCTAGAGTAGCTGAAAAACTTATATCTATTGAAAACTCTATAGCTGCTTGTGCTTCTAATCTTATAATGCTTGCTCAACAGTATTTAACTGGAGAGCAAACTGTAAGAATTATAGGCACTGAGAACGCTCCTGTTTGGCTATCATTTGATAAAGATTATATTGCTGGTGAGTTTGACTTTAATGTTGAGGCTGGCTCAACGGCCCCACGTAATGAAGCTTTCCGTAGAGATATGGCTATGCAGATTGTTTCAGCAATGCAACCGTTTGCCCAGGCAGGACTTGTTAACTTACCTAAGTTGGCTGAGTATGTTTTAAGTACTGGATTCGGAGTAAAGAATGCAGCAGCTTTCTTACAAAGCCCACAACAACAAGCACCAGAAGGAATGACTCCTGACCAGGCAGCTTTAGAAGGGCAAGGTATGCCACCAGGTATGACCCCAGATGATATGGCTGCAATGCAATCGGAACAAGGTGGACAAGGTCTACCTCCTGAATTAATGGCTGCTTTAATGGGTGGACAGGGTGGTCCTCCACAACAGGGTCCACCACCACAAGGTGGATTACCTCCTGAATTAGCAGGTTTACCACCAGAAATATTAGCTGCCTTACAGGGTCAAGCACCACCACAAGGTGGCCCTCAAGGACAATTACCACCAGAAATATTGGCTGCCTTACAAGGTCAGGCGCCGCAACAATAAGGTTTATGTAAAAAACTTTACATACATATAGGAACAACCAACTAGAAGGATGGACTCCAAATGAGTAATGAAGAAATAAATAATGATGCTAGTGCTAGTACTGAAGTAATCGACCCCATTATCGAAGATGGACAAGTCGAGGAATTAGGCGAAGCAAGCGTAATAGAAGAGCCAGAGTTATTTGACTTTACACAGTATAACGACAAGTTTGTTAAACTGCAAGTAGATGGTCAAGAGGTACAAGTACCATTACAAGAGGCTCTAGCTGGGTACCAGCGTCAAGCGGATTATACCCGTAAGACACAGGAACTTAGCGAACAAAGAAAGCAAGTTGAATTTGCTGCTACTCTTGCACAATCGTTGCAGGAAGACCCAGCAGGCACCTTGCAAGCTTTGCAGCAACACTATGGTGTAAAAGCTCAACCAGAAGTCGAAGACGAATGGTTGGACCCAACTGAAAAGCAAATGCAACAGTTAGAGCAACGCATTGCAGCTTTCGAGCAATCAAAAGCTATGGATGAGTTAACTAGAACTATTGATAAATTACAAGGTAAGTACGGTGAAGATTTTAATCCAGATGAAGTTGTAGCAAAAGCTATAGCAACAGGAATGACAGATTTAGAAGCAGTCTTTAAACAAGTTGCTTTTGATAAAATTTATTCTAAAGCTTCTGAATCCAGTAAAAAACTGGCTGATGAGCAAGCTAGAGTTCAAGCTAAGCGTTCGGCAACAATAGTTTCCACAGGCGCATCTTCTAAGGGTGGAAGTCAAACCGCAACTACTGCACCTAAAACAGTATTTGAAGCCTTTGAACAAGCCAAAAAAGGCTTGGGGCTTTAACCAAAACACTAACATTATAAGGAGAAAATAAAATGACTTCACCAAACGTGCAGTCCGTAGACTACAATGCACTGTTTTCTACGACACTACAAAACTACCAGCCAACGCTGGTTGATAACATCTTCAAGGACCTCGTGCTCTTGAACCACCTGAATTCAGGCGGAAGAGTTGTTATGGAAGAAGGCGGAACTCAAATCGTAGAGCCAGTGCTCTATGAGGAGAACACAACCGCTGCATCCTACTCGGGCTATGACAACATTGCTCTTACCCCACAAGACGGCATCACGTCTGCTATATACGACTGGAAGCAAATCGCTGCATCCATCGCAATTAGCGGTATCGAAGAAGCACAGAACCGTGGAACAGAAGCAATCATCAAGTTGTTGAATGCTAAAATCATGCAGGCAGAAATGTCGATTAAGTCACTTGTCAACGGTCAGCTTCTTAGCTCCAATGACGGTACTGGTGGCACCGCAAAAGAGTTCAACGGTATCGGCGGATTCGCTGGTTCATTGAACACTGCAATCGGTGGTATCGACGCAGCAACCAGTTCATGGTGGAACCCAACCATTCAGGCAGGCATTCAAGGTGCAACTTTGAGCTTAGTTAACATGGCAAATACCTACAACAACGCATCGAAGGGTAATGATACTCCAGACCTTATCATCACCACTGAGCAGTTGTTCAGCAAGTATGAGTCACTGTTGACACCAAACGTGCGTTACCAGGACGTAGCTAAGGCTAATGCTGGATTCCAAAACTTGATGTTCAAGCAGACACCAGTTGTGTTTGACCTTGCAATGCCAGGTAACCAGGTATCCAATGCCTCGATGTACTTCCTCAATTCGAAGTACCTCAAGCTTACTGGTATGAACGGACATTGGTGGACCACAACGCCATTCCAACAGGGTACAGTTGCACAAAAAGATGCTCGTTACGCCATCGTATTGGCCTACGGACAGCTTACTTGCTCCAACCGTTCACGTCAGGGCTACTTGTCAGCTGACGCATAATAAATTAATTAGCTTCGGCTAGTTAAATAGGTTTAGCTGGTGCTAAGAGTTGAAAGGTTGTCATCCTTCGGGCAACCCTCTTAGTGCCAGCTATTTCCTTTTAAATGAAAAAATTTGTACAATACATAGAGAACAAATTATCACGAAGGATAATAAACATATGACAAGACAGCCAGTATTTACAAGCCAAGTTCCAGCAAACTGTGAGATGTATAATTCACCAAAGTCTGGACAAGATGTAGCAGGCGTTATGCCTAATTTTGTGCAATCTAATACTGAACTTGCTCCACCTTCTGGCGTGGAATACATTCCCCCAGTGCCAACTTGCACACACTGGAATGAAATGAAGCAAGAAAGATGTAGAGCACCACAAGCTAAAAAAACCGAATTCTGTATTGGTCATTTAAATCAACAGGCTAAAGCAGCAAAGTCTAAAGAATAGGAATATAACATGGCACTAGACCCAACAGGTGGTTTAAACTCTTATTGGCTTATTAGTTTACTTGAGGACATGTCTCAATTACAAATTGGATATGATACTGATGTTGATGATATTAACCAAGACCTAGTGCTGCAATATCTTAAAGAAGGTTTTCAAACAATCGTAGATGCCGATACTCGTTGGCCTTGGTTTGAGGCAAACTATTCATCTACAATAGACACGACTACTAATGATGGAAGCGGAGTTATCACTGGTAACCAATCAGTATTTGTCCTTTATGCAGCATATGCACCATCTCCCTATGTAACGATAGGTACAATTGTTAATTTATTTGAAATAAAAGAATTGATAAATGTTGTATCAATTCAAGGCACAGACCAATATAATAATTTTGGTAATGAATTAATTTATATTAGTCAAGACCAAGGTGAAAGATGGTGGGTAGGTTCCAATAATCAACCTGGCATTCCAGCATATTTTTCTCTATGGTCTAACTCACTATATCTATGGCCGCGCCCAAATCAATTGTATACGCTTTATCTTAGAGGATATCGTGAGCCAAATTATAACTGGCTATTAGATTCAACTAACTCAGAATCATTAAACTATGTAGACTTAGACCTTGAATTACAAGCATGTCTAATGACCTATACCATGTCACGCATCTATCAATTCCAAGAAGATGCAGAAATGGCAAGAGTTTATAGAGAACAATTTGTTACTAACCTAAAGAACTACCAAGATTATCTGACGGCACCTAATGGTAACCAACCATTGATTTACTCTGGTGGATTACAACTATCTGGAATTGGCCCTGCTCCGTTACTCCAAGAGTTTGGTATTCCGCTACTGCACGACTCCCCTGGAGTTGGCGAGAACTTGCAAGACCATTTGCAGTATCGCTTGATATATGAGCTTAATCAGAATATTTCTACCAATTCACAGATCTCTTCTCTTTTTGGAAAAATGCAAATCGGTCTTGATTGGCTTCTCTTTCGGGGCGGGCCGCTTTCGATTGGAATTAATCAAGGGGGCTTG